CGAAGTTAAGTCTAATATGGATACTCTAGAAAGAGTTGAGAGAGAAGTGTTTCTAGACCTAGAAGATGGCAAAATAAAAACTGGTGCGGAATTTAATATCGAAGAAGAAAAGTGGCAAAGTCGGAAGCTGAAGCAAAAAGTGTCAAAAATACGGAGTAAAAAAAGATGCACAGCAACGAAGAAATCCTTGACTTAGAAAGAATAAGAAAAACAATTCTTGACTATGCGATCCGCAATAGGAAAGAAGCTAAACTTTTCAAGATTCTATCTAGCTTGTACGGGAAAATTTCTCTTACACCAAGAAAGAAAAGAAAATGACAACAACTAAAATATTAGTTTGTATTCCGGTGCTTTACCTTTTCTGCACTAGTTCTTTCGCGCTCGTAGCTATTGACGTTGGACACCAACTAGGAAAAGATCCAGGATGTATTAGTGCTTCTGGCGTTCCAGAAGTAGTATACAATAGGAGAGTTTCACAAGGGATTAAGACAAAACTAGAACAAGCTGGCGTCAAGTGCTTTCTTATTCTTGACGAACCTACTAGAAACAGAGCTGAGATCGCAACTCAGAAAGGAAGCACTGTCTTAGTTTCGATTCACCATGATTCCGTTAGAAAAAGTTTGCTTCCCTATGTCTACCGATATCGAGGGTTTTCCATCTTTGTCTCAAGAAACAACGGAAGTTTCTACGACAGTCTAATGCTAGCCCACTTTGTCGGTAGAGAAATGACTTCAAGAGACTTCGTTCCAGCACTCCATTATACAAGGACATTTACAACACATAGCCAAAGTTACGGTATCTTCCAGAACAACAAGCTAGTAGTACTTAAAACTGAGTGTCCATCTATTCTTATAGAGTGCGGCATAATAAAGAACCTTAGAGAAGAACTGTTTCTTAATAGGGAAGACGTACAAGATAATTTGACTTCTGCGATTAGCACTGGTATTATAAAGTTTCTCGAAGTTAAACAATCTCATGGAGTTATTGAAAAATGACGAAGTGTTTAATATGTCTAAAGGAGTTTACTGAAAGAGCTCGTAATATAATAGTAAATGCAGTCAATTACATTTGTAACCAAGTAGAGTCCAGAGTTTCAGAAGAATTAGTGGAAGAATAGTTATGAAGGGAAAAAGAGTATGGGGTTGTGGGAAGCTAAGATTCTATATGAAAAAAACAGCTAGCGAGGATCTAGGAAAACTTCCTCGCTAGCTGACAGTTTTTTCTATTACTTTTTTTTACTCTCACCAGAAACTTTTACTTCTATTTTGCTACCTTACTCTTACTTGATGAAGAAGTTGAGTTCGATCTTCTCGCTCACTCGTGTTGGTTCTAATATTACATTAACATGGAATGTCTTGCGTTTCTTTTCGTAGTCGCTCGCACCAACTTCTACCGAGTAGCTATATAACCCTCTCTTCTGACGCACGTCTTCTAAGAAGTTAGTTACATCAACTTTAACTGCGTTCCAAGTGATGCTATCATTCATTTCGAAAACGTAGTTTCTGCAATACTGTTCTAGAGCTCTCTTGACATACAGTACTAACCGAACTACATTGAGATCTTGCATTGCACTTGGTTTGCTCTGGGTTGTAAGCTGCCCCCATGGAGTGTATCCCTGGGCAAACTTAACTATCGGGTTTATCTGCTTTAAGTACATCTGGTCTCTTTGCCCGAGCTTTGGATTAAATCGAAGCTCTTTTATTGTGTCAATTGCAGCTCTATTAAATCCAGCAGCCGCATACCATATTTCTGACACTCTATCGTTTCTCGGCAATATGTAAGACATATGGTAAACTGGTGAAACCCAGATGTCCTGACCAGTAAATGTGTCGTAGATCTTATTGTACTCTTCATAGAGAGCACAGAAGTAAGTATTGAAAGTGTGGTCACTTGTTCTCTTTGCAATGGAGGCTTCGAACGTTGCGTTGTCTCCATTGTCAAGAATCGCCACACAATCTCTTCGTGTCTGTGCTAAAGTAGAAACAGACTGTTTCACAGAAGTTGGGTAGCCACAATCGAATACAATGCTAAAGTAGATGTTTTCAGTATCGAGAACTTTATCGTCTATTGTTCCAGCATACGCTTGAGAAAGAATTTCAGTTGCAACAGTAGTATTTAAAGTCCCACCACTCGATATTAAGCTTCCGTCAGACCCTTCTTTTAGAGGAGCTGGTTCCGCGGACACAAACGCATTTTCTATTTCTCCAAAAGCCTTTTTAACTTCATACGTAATGGGTCCATTCGTATCGAAGGAAGCTACATCACCATTCCACTTCTGAGAAGAAGTAGCAACTATTCTATCGTCGTGAATTGTACAAGTCTCGTAACCAGGACCACTAGCAGTTCCAAGCCAACCCCATATCGTTGTTCCTCTGGAATCTTTTGCTATTACTAAATAGTTGTAAGTTGTTCCGCTAACGTACGACCAATCTGAGAAGTTTTGCTTATTGTCTGTAATTGAGGCACTTCCATTAGTTAAGTTTACTGAAACAGTACCAATTTCTTTGTCGTAAGTCTTCACAATAAGGTCGTAGCCGCTAGTATAGTCACCGCTTGAAGTTACCATATCGAATCTTAGTACGTCAGAATACGTCTCTAAAACGTAAGAAATCCAGAGTGAATCTCCGTTCAAGTCGGTAGCTTTTGGGTCGAACGAAACTTCGAACGACTCTATAATAACGTCACTACCGTCACTTTGCTTCTCATAAACGTCGAGAATATAAATACCACTTAGAACTGGATTCGCATGTTTCGTTAATCGTATCGCTAATCCATTGTAGTAGACCCCTCTTCCAATCGGGTAAAAGATCCCGATTACTGATGTACCAGAAGCTTCCAAATTTGTCTTAATTTCGTTTTTCGTGTTAAGACTACTTACGTAGTCGAAAGTAATAGTAGCTGTAGAGTCAGAAGCTTCGTAATCAGCTAATAACCGCAAATTCGAGTAAGTTGCGTCACTTGGGAGAACTCGCATGAAGTACAAAGACCCAGCTTCACCCAAGTAATTGTAAGCACAATAAAGCCCTTGACCGAAGTTTTTCCCGTACAGGGAGATGTTTGGCTCACCAAATTCGGAAATTAACTCGCTTCTCGACCCCAGAAAAACTAGTTCATTATCTCTTCCCTTTTCCGTTAAAGCTGCGATAAATCCTATCGTTCCTGGAACTTCTGAGACATAAGTCGAGAGGTCAGTAATTTTAGTATAGACCCCTGGTGAAATGTTTGCCATATTCTTCCTCTCCTAATTTTTTATCTACGCTATTTTTTCACTCTAAATTAAACGTCTCCTTTTAGAAACTAGAAGTATAAGTACCATACGAAAAGAAGTTGTCTTGAAGACGACTTTACAATAGTTGGGAATGTAATTCTAGCGTACAGGTGGAACGGACCAGCATATCCTCCTTCATCACTCGCTGCAACGAAGAGCCCAGCTTCGTTTAAGTTCTCACCGTTAGCGTCTTCTGACGAAATGGTTATAGTTATTCTAGATATAATCCAAGAATTGTCGTTATCAGGATCTTGTAAAAACTCAACTGAATCGAACGGGTGTTTGTGGTAAGCTCCGTCGTAAAAATCAGCACAAGTAGCATCTGTTGTGCTTATAGCAACAGAACTAACTAAATCCGTATCTTTATTCGTTGGAGGTATAGGATCTAGTGGATCACCAGGATTGCATCCGCCATCACCAAGGCCAAACCAGCATAAAAATTCATCCTTCGTTGGGCCAATAGATGGATTAGTTATATTAAACGTTCGAGAAAGAACTGCTTCTCTCCCTTGATAAACAACCAGATTGCTTTTTTCGTATAACTTCTTTTGAGACCCATCTTTCTCTATCTCGAATATTTCTACGAAACCAGCTGGTTTTTTCTGCTCTCTGTTGCGACTTTTTATGTCGTCAGAAAGACACTCACTATACCGCTCTTTTGCAACAATTAGTATATTTTCTTTTTTATCCATCTTCTCCCCTCGAAAAAAGTGTAGAACCCTTTTATTTTTGTTCTATATCGAAGCGGAAGCCAGAAGTGGCGAGCTAGCTAAATGTTTTACTGCTGCTAAATTAGACACGTTCCGCAGTTAGAGCAAAACTTAGCACTTGATCGTGACTTCTTTCCGCAAGTTGGGCACACAGTCTTGCTCTTAGTTACAAGGGGCTCCACTGCAACTTTACCAGAAAGAGTTGTTCCTCTTAATTTTATCGTAATAACAGTAGAAGTCTCTTCTAATTGGTTAACGGTTACGTTACTGAAAGTTTGCTTCGTAGGTGAACCAGCAACAGTAATTCCTTCGTCAGCAGCTAAGTTGGAGCTACATGATGCTTGCTGAGTAGTGCAAGTGAAGGCTCGATTCGTAGTTGAACCGCCAGCGTAGGTATTGTGGATGACTATTGGAACCGGTTCTACCCAAGGATAATAAGGTTTGTAGATCCAATGCCAAACTAGCGTAGTTTGGGGAACTTTTTCGAAATTGAACTCGACTCTAACGATTCCATCGTCCACTCTGTCTCCTCTGTGCCTTACGATGTCTTCCGTTTTCTGGACGAACTTGAACTTGTTTCTAACAGTAAGATCTGGCAGTAGAAACCCCTCTAGTTCGAACTCAGAATTAGGGTGAATTACTAGTGAGTGCCCGCATAATACATCTTGACCGTCGATCGACACTTTAGCAACTGCTCTTCTTGAATCGAGGTTCTTTAGCAAAATAGAGTACTCTGAGTTGAAAGGAAGCATTACACTTCCATCTATTTCTCTCAGAATACCACCGCACTTAATTGCCACAACAAAGTTATTCTTAAACATGGTAGCTTACTCCTTTCTAAAGTCTCGCGACTAGAGACTTGTTTTAGTTTTTTTAAAGTCGCATAGGGCAGCTAACCCACCACTTGTTAATTTGTTCTCCCGCAAAAAGAGGCGGCTGCAATCTATATATATTCCTTTCTTGGAAAGTACTAACTTGTAAAGGAGCATTGCATGAATTTAAACTTGCCTGACTACATTAAATTTTATGGTTGCTGTGAGTGCATTTTGTTACCAGTATGCAATAGTCAAAACCCTTGCAAAAAGGCTATGCTCACAAAAATTAAGTTGGGGGTCGTCAGAAAACTAGCTAAAAATTCAACGCAAAAAGAAATTGACGAAGCTTTAAGATTTCTAGAAAGATGGTACGGCATTCTTAGAAGAGACTATAAGAAAGTCTTCTTGTATTTGATTCCGTTAGCTTCGCAAGAAGTCAGAGAAGAGTACCTAGAAAAATGGCACATTTTATATCTTGATTTAGATTTAGCAAAACAATTCTTGCAGTCTGGAAGAATGTCGAGTATGGCCGTCGAAAAATGTGCTACCGAATTAGCGGTACTTGTTGAAATGCACTTGTTATATAGAAAAGAATGGAGAAAAGCAGCTGTAGCAGCCACTCAAATGATAAAACTTTTACTTGACTGTGGGCACCAGTTTTCGCTATCCAAAAGATTGGCAAGAGCTCTTCTATCCTTCGTAACTCAGTTAGGATGGACAGACACAGCAAAAATGTTTTTAGAGAAGTTCGCAAAAAAGAGAACCAAACGAAAAAGGAGGTAGCCGGTGAATTTACATGAATACATGGCAAGCCCCGGTTGCTACGAGTGTATTTCTTTACCAGTATGCAATAGTCAAGACTCTTGCAAAAGAGCTACGTACACAAATGCTAAGTTGCTGGTCGTTAGAAAACTAGCTAAAAATTCAAAGCAAAAAGAAATTAACGAAGTTTTAAGATCTTTACGAAGATCTCTTGGCCTTCTTTATAGGACAGACTATAAAAAAGTCCTCTCGTATTTGCTCCCGTTAGCTTCGCAAAAAGTCAGAGAAGAGTATCTAGAAGAATGGTACTTTTCATCTTTAGACATAGTGGAACGAATCTTGCAGTCTGGAAGAATATCGAGTAGAGTAGTTAGAAAGTGCGCTGTCAAATTAGCGGAAGCTGTTGAAATTCACTTGTCATATAGAAGAAATTGGAGAGAACAAGAAGAATATCGAGCTGTAGCAGCCGCTGAAACGATAAGACTTTTACTTAACTATGGCTATCACTTTTCGTTACCAAAAAAGTTGACAAAAGCTCTTCTATCCTTCGTAACTCAGTTAGGATGGACAGACACAGCAAAAATGTTTTTAGAGAAGTTCGGCAAAAAAAGAGAAGCAAACGGAAAGGAGTTAACCAGTGAATCTGTATAAATACATAACAAGTCCTGGCTGCTACGAGTGCATTTCATCACCAGCATGTAAGTATATGTCTACGCTTTCCTGCAGACAGGCCGGGAATCGCAAAATAAGACAAAGCATTATAGAAGAGTTACTTAAAAGTCCTGAATGCGACAAAAGAGAGATCGACATGTCTGTAGAGTATCTTTACTACAGAAGAACTTACAGAGAAGTGCTATTGAAACTGATTCCACTAGCTTCGCAAGCGAAAAAAGAATACTTAGTAAAAGATGCGACACTTCGACACGACTTCGACATCTTAAAACTCATTCTGACGACAACGGACATAGCAGACACAGTGAAAAAAGAATGTTTCGACTATGCAATAGCATCTTTTACTACTGCTATCCCTAATGCACGAGGCCGATATGTTCGAGAACTCGTGCAAAAGGAGTCAGTACTACTAATTGAGCTTCTTCTCAGCCATATCCATGGCTTCTTTCCTTGTCTTGGTATTGCGACTATGGAAACACTTCTCACATATGCAGTCAAATATGCAGACGAAGAAAACATGATAAAAGTAGCTAAGACCTTCTTAAAAAAATTTGGGCCGCTAGTCCGAAGCTTAGCGTTTCTGATTCCCCGAGCGAAGACTGTGGAAATGGTTAAACTTATTCTTAGCAACTGCAACAAACCTGGTGAGTCTGACATCTTAGAATGGAAGTCAGTAGTCCGTCAGCTAGTTGCAGAGCAAAAAACTCATATTCTAAAAACTCTTTTAGAAGAAGAACCAACTAAAGAACTCGTAGAACTGACTCTTAAAGAGAGCAATCAAGAAGGACTTATCTCACTACTAAGGTCTACAAAGGAGAAGAACAATGTACGGTGATCTGTACACTTACGCCAGATTCCCGCAGTGCTTCGAATGTATAGCACTACCTCGTTGTAAAGAATCTTGCTCGAAAAGAAAGGGAAAGCTAAAGCTAGATATTGTAAGAAATCTTAGTAAAACTGCAGACCAAAAGACAATCGACGAGACTCTTTACTACTTGATGGTCGACAAAAGAGCATACAAAGACATCATAATGGAACTTTTACCTCTAGCCTCTCAAAGCTCTCGTGAGAGGACTTTGGCTTCAGTAGAGAACTTTACATGTAGCAGGGTAGATATAGCTAGACAAATACTATCTCTTGGTGTTTCAGACAATGCTAAACAAGAAGCAGTTAAGAATGCCATAAGTGAGTTCCACTTCAGGAGAAAACGCACCATAAAGAAAGTTGTCCTGCAGATAGTAACACTGATATGCAAGACTGGCTACAACGATGACTGTACAAGTATGAAATGGTTCGTACGAGAGTTAGTCAAATACGGAGTTACGACCGACGAAGTAGAAGCAGTAGAAACTCTTTTAGGCGTAGTCTCAGACGACTCCTTTGGAAACTTAGTGCTTTCGACCATTGGCTGCGTACGGTCATCTAGGATGGCCAAACTTTTACTAGCTAAAGCAAAAGAAAAAGAGAACCCTAACTTAGAAAGCCTCTTGTGGCAGGCAGTTCGCTATTGCAATACAGTAGCAGTGAACGAAATCCTGCTCCAAGGTGGGCATATTTATGCAGGAAAAATTCTAGAGAGGATAGGCTTTCCTGTAATAACGAAACAAGTAGAGTCACTTTTGCAGGCAGCAGCTTCTTTAACACCCACATTATAACCGCATTTCCTGGAACCCTATACATTACTACACACAATTACTAGCACAAAGAAAGGAGGAAAAATGAAAAAAGTTATACTACCCTTAATAGTTAGCTTTTGCATTTTGTGTGCAACACTTTCTTTCGCTCAATGTAGCGCCAGAGAGTATTACGACCGAGCTTTTGACTTGATCCAAAAGACTCACGTAGCTCTTAACGATTACATTTTCTGGAACTGGCCTTATACTCCTCCTGCGGTTTATAAGTTCTTAGCGAAGATTGCGTACGAACAAAGACAGCTCGAAAATGAACTTCGGAGATATCCAGTTCCAAACGAGACGATCATTGAGGCTTTAGAGTACAATAAAGAAAGTCTTTCTATCGCGATGCAAGCGTTAGTAGAATGGAAACCCGAATTGTGGAAGAAAGCCACTCACTTAAACTATAGAGCTAAGACAACTCTCAGGTTTTACTAAGGAGAAAAATGTGTGTGGTTATGTTTTAGCACCGAGAGTTAGAACACTACGAAAAAAAAAAGAGCCTCCTAAACTAGAAGTAGCTCTACACCTAGTTGGAGGCTCTTACTCATGATGGAGAATAGCAACGCTAAACTACAAAGTCTTTTTGACAAAGAACAAATCCAAACGATGGTTAGTAAGGCTACGCTTTAGATTTTTTCTCGAATAATATTGATAGCAGCATACTTACAGAACATACTATAAGAGTGTTACTCGACTCAGCAAAAGTTAGAATTATAGTCGATAAGTGTAGTAAACTACCAGACTGGAATAGGTTATAATACAGAAGCCATAGAATACTTACAACCCCAAAAAGAAAAGGAGATTTTTAGTGAGTAAAACGAATACAACTCTAGCAGAGTACATATACTCACCAAAGTGCTCGCAATGTATTATAAGACCATCTTGCCATATCGTAACAATCACTTTGCCCAGTTCAACAATAAAGTGTGGTGTGAGAAGCAGCAAAGTTAATGTAAAAACTGTAAAAGAACTTCTTAAGAACTCGACCCCAGCAGAAAGGTTAGCAGCTTTTCATGCTGCAGTTTCAAGAAAACTACCTAATATAGTGAAGCTAATTCTAGACTACGGGATTGACACTAGTACTACTTTCTCTATTCCTCCAATGGCTTTGACAAAAAGAGAGCTGTTAGCTGCTCTAATAGAAAGTAGAAAGATTCCAAAAAGAGTATTACGAAAGTTCAGCAACAAGCAAAAGAAGTTTATAGCAGCAACGGCATCCCCAGATACGATTGAAAAACTCCTTAAAGAAAAGCTAATTACACTAGACACGATTTTTGTCTACACTTTGAGATTTTCTAAGTATGCGAAAACGTTGCTCAACCAAGTTTATGAAATAGCAAAAAAGAATGGAACTCTAAGCAAAATTAAAGATGTCTTGCTTGCTTCTGCCACTTACATTCCTGACCTGAAGTTAATGGAAACTCTTTTACTAGAAGGGGCAAACCCGAACAATACGAGAGACTTGCCGCTTAGAGTTGCTCTTCGACGTCGTAGTGAAGAAGCGGTTAAACTACTACTTAAGTTCGGAGCGAAACCGTCTATCGAAAAACGGACACGGATCGGGTTCGTATTCATTCCAGAGCGGTTAGAAAAAATACTAGAAGAAAATGCCTCATAAGGAAGAAAAATGAATGATTTAGTTATCTACGCTCTTGAAACAGCTTGCTTTGACTGCATTAGCAGACCCATATGTAGAAGCAAAAGTGAGTGCCACCACGTATACTCCGATAAAGTAGACAAAAAGACATTTAGGGTCTTGGCATCTGAAGCAAGCGAAACCGAAATAAGAGTTGCTTTGTCGATTGTACTTGCTCGTCATCAAGAACAAGCTTTTGACATCTTTCAAGACGTGCTTGTCGATAACAAGCTGTTAAGAACCCCTAGACAACTTAGTGCTTTACTTATAGATATAAGTAAAGACGCTAATAAAGAGCTCATACGGTTACTGTTGTCTCTAGGAGCTGACCCTAACTTTGACAATGGCAAAGCACTTAAAAATGCGTTACTGTTTGGAAATCTCGATACAGTACGGATTTTAGCAAAGCATACGTCAAGAGAGATCCTCGAAAGTCTTTCACCAGAAGGTATTCACGAAGTTAAGTGGGCAATTATCCTGTCTGCTCTAGAAGGAGAAACTACGTAAATGAGTTTACTTAAGTACGTAATCAATGGTTCGGCATGCTTTAACTGCATCGTGAGACCACGTTGTGAGAATAATCCTGCATCTGCTCCCTACAATTGCAAAAGAATGAACAGTACGAAAATTACCCTTGACAGAAGAGTGCTAAAGAGACTCATAAAGACATCTTCCGGCATGGATATTGAGAAAGCATTGTACATACTTGCTAGAAGAGGTGACTATAAAAGTGCGGAACTCTTCCTTCCTCTGGTATGTAAAACTGCTCTCGAAGCTACATTACGACTTACTCTACTAACGTCTACAGAAAGCCGGAAGAAAGATCTCGAAAGATTTGTCAGACTACTGCTAGACTACCTGACGGACACTAGTTCGAAAGAAGAAGCTTCGGAACTCGCAAAAAGCTTGTCCGACAGACTACTGTTAGACTACCCGACGGACACCAGTTCGATAGAAGAAGCTTTGGAACTCGCAAAAAGCTTGTCTAGCAGCTTAGCTGAAGTTATAGCAGAGTACGTAGGAAAAAAAGAAACTAGCTAGATACCTTCTTAAGCTATCTAGCTAGTTTTTTTTGCTACTTTTTGGATAGAAACTTTTGTAGCAAAGTTTTTTTCTGTTTCCAAGAGGAATACTTAATCCACCAAGCTTCTAGCTTTGGAACTAACTCTTTTTGTATAGACATTGCATGAAAGAGTTCATGAACAATAGTTTCTAGCAGTTCCCCTTTCGTGTGGTCGATCTCTATTTTTTCGATTCCTCCTGAGTCTAGAAAATGAGTATACCCATATGTATGTTTCTGCAACTTCTTGAAAACGATTTTCCTTGACGGCAAAGAATCAAGAGTTTTCAAGAGTTTCTTGAAGTACTTGTATGCCTCTCTTTTAGTTTTAGTTTCATCCATTTTTTAACTCAACATTATAAAAGTTTATGTTACCCAACTTGCAAAAAAAGACACCAGGTCTCGATAAAGCGTACCAGCGTTTCGGCACATTCTTTTCGTGAAAGAAAGTATCACACGAATCTATTGGATTTGTAATTGTCTCGTTTAACACTCCTTGTGCTATAAGAAAGCATTCGTCCCACACTTCCGGTTCTGCAACTCTAAAAGGAAACAATATTTCTTTACTATCTTTCAAACCATAGTTTCGAATAACTGAACTGAGATCTTTTCCCCACCATCTTGGATGTGTCATTTGGTTTTTTATAACGTAAGCGATACCAACTTTTGCATCTCTAATTTCATCTCGATAGTAAGTAAATAAAAAAAGAGCGAGCAAGACATCTTCGTCTTGCTCGAAAACACCTTTAAGAGGATGCGGTAACTTTATTTGCTGTACCATTGTTAGCTCCTCCTATAAGTGCGCTAAGTGAACCCTGACATCTTTCCTCCTCTTCCTTACTTCTCAAACAAAGGCTTCTTTAATTTTGTGGTTTCGTCTTTATAAGAATGAATGAAATTCTTCCAGTCGTTCTCTATCTCACGTTTCGCATACCATCTAGGAATAAAGCTCTCTAAATTTCCTTCTGAGTTCAGCCAAGCGTGTATTATCCAACCACCGATTTGGGGAACCCAACCGCGACTCCTTGTAAAGCTAGTCTCACCTTCGAAGCAACCAGCATGGAGACCACAGATACTTCCAAACATAGCCATTATCATTGTATGGAAGTGTCCCGCCACCACAAATCTCAGAGTTGGCTTATCTTTGCTAGATGAAGTAATCTTCTTAAGCTCTTTAAATGCGTTTTGCTCTATAAACTTTTGCATTTTATACGACAAAGCATAAGCCCCACCTCCGCTCGGATGCCACATAAGCAAATCCACACCATGTAGAACTGGAACAATTACTTGCTCAAAACCTAAGAAAGTGATATCTGGCCTTCTTGCTGCAACAACAAAAAGTGGATTGTGGCCACCACCGTTCTTTATAAAAGATTGGTCGTGGTTACCGCCCATGATGTACCACTCAAATCCAGTTGGAAGATTTCTCAATAGAGATTCTTCTTGCTCGTTAGCGGTTTCGGCATAGACTTCATACTGCTGTCCTTTATAAACTTGGTATCCAGCGACACAATCTCCAGCCACTAAAATAATCTTCACTCCTTCGTTCCTACAGTCTTCACAAAACTCGTTAAGAGCTGTTATCTGACATGACTTAGATCCGAAATGCAAATCACTAACGACTGCAAATTTTATCTCCCTATCTTTACTAAGAGGTTCAGTTAACGGAGCTGGTTGCTCAGTAATTGTTCCGTCTGAAAGAGAAACGAAGTCGTCGTCTACTATTATCTCGACTCCTTTCTGTCTTTCTTTTTCTACAAGACTAAGTAGCTCGCCGGGTGTGCACTCAAAAAACTTGCACAGATCTAGAATCTTGGCGTGACCTCTTTTAGCTTTCAGAATACGAATAAAGTCTTCTTGACTAAGTTCTTTTCTGCCTCTTGGTCCAAACGAAGTTTCGAAACTAGAAAAATTACTTGCTTCATTCTGGTTAGTTGAAACACTGCCTGACTCAGCATAACTTTTTTCTGCTTCTGTATGGGTCCTTACTCTCCAAAGCAAACCTCTAAA